TCAGCCGCTGGTGCTCCATCAGCAACATGTAGCTACGGGCTACGGCAGGGTGCAAAATATCGGATTGCAGGCCGCCAAGGATTGGCCCCAGTTGGCGAATGTTTTCTTCCTCGTCCTGCTGCAACTCAAAAGCGGTCTGGCGCTCTTTCTTGCGCGTGATTTCCACCCAATCCAGATGGAACGCTTTGCGAATCATCTCGCGCTTGCGGTCGGACATTTCCAGCCCGATAGGCAGGTCGCCCTTGTGCTCCATGATTCGGAACGGGTCTTCGATGCCGTTCTCGTAAAAGTTCACACTGGCAGGGCTGATCTTGATGGGCAGCATCACGCCGTCATTCGGCACGAATATTGGCGGGTCAGTCGCTTTCTGCGCGGCCTTGATGATGGTCAACTCCATCCGGTTCAGCATCCGAATGTCCGGCAGGCACGTATGCGCCGGGGAGTACCCATAAACCTCCTCAGCTACAGTTTCCCAGCGGCCAACGTGATACGGGAAAGACCTGTAACCACCTTCGCGCAAGGTATGCTGACACTCCACCAGCACCCAGCACGACGCATAAGGCATGTTCTTCGCGTCAATCTTCTTTGGGTCGTAGCTACCCTCTTGGCGCGGGTACACCGCATGGACAACTTCAAACTTCCGGGTTTCGTCCCGCTCGTCCTTGATCTTTTGCGGCAGGGCTTCCTCGCCAAACTCCTGTGTGAGTTGGCGCTTGTCCCATTTCACGCAGCGCAAAACCACGTCCACATCACCGTCGCTGTTGGTGCCTATCCAACAGGACGCCAGCGCAAACGTGCGAAACAGGAGATGCCCCGTTGCAGGGTTCCATTCCTGATTCAAAATACAAGTGCCGAATCCACTCACGTCCTTGTAGGCTTCGCGGATCGCAGGGGAGAACCGCACTTTGGGGTGGGCGTATTCGGCATAAATCGCATCGGACGTTTCCTCAAGCCACTCCAAGGCGTCGTGGTCGTCCGCAATATCGGCCATGTCATCTATCTCTAGGCCGAACCAACGGTCTGCCGGGTTGGTCAGGTAGGAATGCAGCCCGCCAGCAAGGTCTTCCAACGCCTGCCGCGCTGTGCCGTCATAAATATTGTCTGTCCGCGTCTGCCCCGGAGCAGTGCCGCGAGTGAAATCAGAAGCACTGGGGCGAACTAAATCGCGTATGTCCTGCCAGTTATGTTCGTACGTGGAGCGTTCAGTCTTCATCCGGCCCCACCGGGCCAGAACGTCCTTCGCTATGGGGTCATCGCGGGTCACTTAGCCGCCAAGAAGCGTCTTCGCAGAACCGGAAGACGGCTGCATGCCGCCGATGCTCTGCATCGTGGTTAGGATTGTTTCCTTGAAACCGTACTGCGCTCGCCTGCGCCGAAACTCGTCCATGCGCCGAACATTATCTGCGGAACCTGAAGGAGTGGGGGGCGGGGGAGGCGGTGGAGGGTTTGGAGTCGAACGCCCTTTATTCTGTGGATCAAATCCAAAAGGAGCACCGGAGCGATAAGATGAAACAATGCGGTCAGCCTCCTTCAAACAAACAAGCCAGAGAGCTTCGGTGCCCATTCTCCTTGCATTAGCATTTCTAATCTTAAATGTCAAATTTACTTATTTTGTTGTTTACAAATACTTCGCATTAGGCTCTCTTATTCACAGGCTTATGCCGCGCTCGAAACTGGGCTTACAACTGCCGGTCGAAAAGATTCTCGCAAAACACAAGTGCAACCCCGTCTCCCTTCTCGCAGAGATGGTCATGGAGAAAGACCCCAAGGGCGGCTGGATGCTAAAGGGCCGCGACCGGCTGATGGCGCTGTGCAGGCTCATGGAATATCAGAAGCCCAAACCTAAGAGCGTTGAAGTCGTCGCGGAACAGGACCGCAGCATTCAGATCGTCCGGCAAACATTCACCCTGCCTGAAACTGGCGGGGGCAACGGAGCGTCCGTTGACATCTCCCTTGACGGCAACAGCGGTAGCGCCGAGTGAAAGTTGTTCTCCCATACAAGTGGTACCCGCGTCAGTACCAACTGCCGTGCTGGAACTACTTTCAGAAAGGCGGCTCCAAGCGCGGCAAGCGGGCACTGGTGGTGTGGCCCCGCCGTCACGGCAAAGACCTGTTCGCTATCAACCTCGTTGCCGACTCCATCTTTGAGCGCGTAGGCACCTATTGGCATGTGTTCCCTGAGTACAAGCAGGGCAGGGCAGCGATGTGGGATGGGATGACTTACGATGGCCGGAGGTTCCTCGACTATTTCCCCAAGGAAATCATCAAGCGCCGGTACGAGAACGACATGCGGCTCCACTTCATGCACCCGGAGAATCCGAACGAGGAAGGCTCCGTGTACCGCATCGTTGGCTCCGATAACTTCGACGGGCTGGTGGGCACCAATCCGGTAGGCGTCATCCTCTCCGAGTATGCGCTGCAAGACCCGGCAGCTTACGAATACTTGCGGCCAATCCTGCGCGAGAACCAAGGATGGGCGCTCATCATCTCAACCGTTCGCGGTCGCAACCATCTCTACAAGCTGAAAGAGGCCGTTAAGAACGATCCGAACTGGTTTGTGGAAGTCCTGTCCTGCCGGGACACCAAGCGCGAAGACGGTTCGCCGGTCATCACTGAAGCTGAGATTCAGAAGGACCGCGATGAGGGGATGCCAGAGGAAATCGTTAAGCAGGAGTACTACTCGGATTGGGATGCGCCGTTGGTTGGCGCTTATTACTCCGAGCAAATGGCGAAGGCTCTGGCCGAAGGCAGAATCAAACCGCTGCCCATTGAGCCGAAGTGTCCGGTGGATACTGCTTGGGATATTGGCCGGGACGGCACCGCGATTATCTTCTTTCAGGAGGTTGGCCTTGAGATTCGGATTGTTGACTTCTACGTGCGTGCTGGCGAGTCCATGCCGCACTTCGTCACCGTCCTGAAGGAGCGCGGGTACGGCTATTCCCGCCACTGCCTGCCTTGGGACATTGACATTACCGACTGGCAATCAGGCAAGACGCGCCTCGAAACATTGCGGGAATCCCTGAAGAATTTTCGCATCCCCGGTCGCGTCATTGTCACCCCGCAGCACGACATAGCTGACGGCATCGAACAGTGCCGCAACCTTTTCAACCGGGTAGTATTCGACAACACACGCGGGCAAATGGCGTCTCCCAACGGCCTCATCGAAGCCCTGCGCTCTTATCGCAAAAAATGGGATGACAGGCTGAAAGTATTCTCGACCACCCCCCTCCACGATTGGGCATCCCACCCCGCAGACGCCTTCCGTTACCTTTGTTGGAACATTCAGCGCCGCAGCAGTCTTCAAAGAAAGGAAACCCCCCTCACCAAAGCCGTAGATCAATACAATTACGTCTAACTATGAGCGACCGCCCCACCATCAAAAATCCCCCTCCCTCCCCGCCAGAGAAAAGCCGCACCGGAATCAAAACCCGGCTCAAAGGCAAAGAACGTAAACGCTGGGAATACAAGGAGGTCAACTACTTCAGGCAGAACATGGTAGAGCTGTTCAACTTTGAAGGCATGGGCGGCTGGCGCTTCAAAGGCCACGCAGCCCACGGCCCAGCCATCTTTGAACGCGAGCTAACGGATGATGTGTAGGCATGACCCCTTTCCATGCCGCCCAGCAGGTCTATCAGCGTGAGCTATGTGCCAGAGACTTCTGGACCGACCTGCATCTACACCTTACCCACGGCTACGTCTTCAGCACCCCCACGGCTTTTCTTATGGGTCGCCCCGTGGAACGTATGGCTCCTCACCACCAGATCACCAATCCGGCGCATCACTTCCAATCTCCTGACGCATGGCTGGTTTATCTCGCAGCCGGAGATGGTATCCGTGAGTTTTTCCGCTATGAACCTTTCCCCCTGCCATACTTTGGCTGGGAACGGAACAACAAGCTCAGGTTCTACGAGCGCAATAAGTTGCTCACCAAGTTGACAATCCCCAGTATTCCGATAGACTTTCACCGTTATGGCGGAGCTTCGGGGTGAAAATTGAAATGACAATCAGCCCCACACATAGGCAG